AGGGGCGTAGTTCAATTGGTAGAGCACCGGTCTCCAAAACCGGGTGTTGGGAGTTCGAGCCTCTCCGCCCCTGCCATTAAAAAACCTTTCATTTTCAATAATTTACTACATTGTAAAAATTTTCTTGTGAGAAATCATCGTCTTCGCGTGGCGTAAATGTGACATTGTTCGCAAACTCTATCATGTGATCTGCATTTAAATGCGCATATTTCTTTACCATTTCTAATGTTTCCCAACCACCCATCTCTTTTAACGTATAAAGCGGCGTGCCTGCTTGAACATGCCAACTTGCCCAAGTATGGCGCAAATCATGAAAGCGAAAATTGTGAATATTGCTTTTTTCTAATGCTTGATGGAAATCATGCCAATCAATACGCCCAATTTGTTTATCAGTACCACGATGAAAAACAAATTCACTGCAGCGAGTTTTGTATAATTTTTGCAATAAATCCAAAGCAGTGTTATTCAACGGTAATGCTCTTGCTTTACCTGATTTTGCTACATCATTTGAAACAATTGCGATACTACGTTCAAAATCCACTTTATCCCATGTCATTGATAAAATCTCTGTCATACGTGCGCCAGTGAATAAAGCAAAAGAACAAACGTTTTTCATCCATGCTAAATTCAAATTTGAAATCAGTGTTGTGGCTTGCTCTTTTGTAATCCAACGAACACGAACTTTTGGCTCAACGAATTTTTTCACATAAGGGATTCTATCAATCCAACCATTTTTATAAGCCAGTGAAAGCACCCGCAAAATGGACGTACGATAGCGGTTTTTTGTCGATGGTGATAACGCTTTTTTGTGTGTTGTTGAGTAGGTAGGCAAATTAGTCATAATATCTTCGCCTGTAATATCACTCAATTTCCAACCGCCAAAAACAGCACGCCAATAAATGGCGTGTCTGCGGTTAGTATCAAAATCCTTTTTTAACTTGGCATCTTCCACAAATAATAACAATGCTTCTTCAAAGAGTTTCGGCGGTTTCTTGTTAAGATGCGCCATATCCCATAGTTCTGCTTTGATCTTATCGTGTAATTCTTGAGCCTTTTTCTTTACTTCAGTCCCAGTGCTTCGTCTAATTCGTTCGCCACTCGGTGTTGTAATATCGAGCCAATATGTACTTCCTCTCTTGTAGATTGACATTTATTTTTCCCTCCATTTTTTATATCAGTCAATCCAACCAATCGGATGACATTATTTTTTCTTTTTCTACAACGGTCAAGATCTTCCCTAAAAACTCGCCACGCTTTTGAACCTTCCATCTGGAAAAAGCCCCATTTAAAACGGTGAGCGAAAACAGTGCTGTAACTTAAATTAAGGAGGTGGGCTACCTCCTTTATCGTTAAAGTGCGCTCGGATTTTGTAGTGTTTTCATCCGTAATCACAAATCCCCCTCTTTCACAAACACCCCATCAATCATACGCCCTTTGCGGTCTTTGATTTCATCCCATGTCGCTTGCACACAATCGTGTATATTTAAATCAAAATAATATGCAATATTTAAAAGTCTAACAAAACAAAAAACAAATAAAGCAGTAACGTTTGCTTGTCGGCTTAGCTCATTACTTAAATGATACCAACCGAACACCGCTTTAATTAACTGATCTTCAATATCAACTTTAAAATAGCTATATTCATTGGCAATTTCATCAACAGAAAGCATTTCATCTTTTTTGCGTTGTGCGGCCAAAATCACCATCACCACAAAGCAATCCCCGATGCTATCTTTCACCACATCAATTTTATTTTTAGATACGCCACTGCAAAGCTCCCCAAATTCTTCCATTAATTTAATGAATTGTTTCTGCGGTGTAGAACCCTCAATCAAATTGCGATCTTCAGCCCATTGTTCGATGTTTTTTATAAGCTGTTGTAAGTCTGCCATTTTTAACCTCACTTTTAATCAATTTACCCTAAAATCCCCCAAGCTCTCGCCCCAACCAAAAGCTTGAGCCAACGGAATTTTTTCTTCTTTAATGAAAACTTCATCGTTTTCACAACAAATCCACCGATAGTCATTAAGCCGTAACCGTCCATGGCGCATTAAAAGGTCAATTTGTGACGGTTTTAATGGCGCACCAATAGGCAACATCAATATATTAGTTTGTTGTTCAATTTTTGAACGGTTACAGTTATTGACACAAGTCCAAGCGGCGCGATGCGCCTTGTTTGTTTCGGTGGACTCCGAATTAAGTGCGGTGGAACCCAACGCACTTTTCGCTGATTTAATCACCCAGTTTTTTAACTTGGTGATGATTTTCTTTTCTGTGAATCTGTTTTTTACCCCCACAATTTTCTTACGAATCTCCCCGTATTTATTCGGTTCGCATTCTTCATACTCAATACAAATTGGTTGATCACAACGTTTTGTCATTGCGCCACCTTGCACTTTTAAATAACTACCAAAGCAACTCACATCAGCCACGGTACGACCAATATCCAATACTTCATCGTCCGCAGTTGCTGCCATGGCATCATCAATTTTGCGGAGTTCACGCCAAGTCGAAATTGACGGTGTACCGTAAAACTGGAATTGACGAATGCCCCAAATATTTGCCCACGCACTTACACGTTGCACGTTTTCAAGTAATGTCAGATTTTCTACTTCATCGGACATTTCTTGGCCTTGCTTACCTGCATAGATATTCTTGGCGATGTATTTCGCCACATAGCCAATGGCAGAACCTTTGGTTGGATCAATTTCTTCTACTTTGAAACGGTATTTTTTCGCCCCAAATTCATCGCCATCTAATTCCAATGCTTTCTTGCGGAATAGATGAATAACGTCATCTTTATGTTCAGGTTTTACATACATCAGCAAGTGCCAATGCGGTGTGCCATCGTGATGGGGTTCAACACCACGAAAGCCAAAAAAACCGATTCCACGTTTGGCAAACTGTGCACGCAACTGTGCCCACACTTTATTTAAGTAACGTTGCGTATCACGAGGGCTTGCACCTTGCCATTTTTTATTGTTTTGGCCTGTTTCATGCGTTGCGTGGAAAGAGGATGGGGCAGTCAGCGTAAGAAAGAGTGACACAAATGAATTTTCTATCGCCCATTCATCAATACCACGCAAGCGGTTCATGGTTTCCTGGAAACGGATAGCAGGATTTGCCACAGATTTTTTCCACATTTCAATCAACGGCATTTGTTCGGTACTATCGTCTAGATTTTCCAACACCATTTGTTGCAGATATTCGAGGTTATCTGCACGTTGCGCACGATAGTCATTAAATGCAGTTTGAGAGACATAAGGGCTCACTTTTGCCGATACTGCACCACATCCAATCTCTACATGTTCTTTTAACCGTTTTTGTGCCGTGGTGAGTTGGCTTTTCCAATGTTTTGGGCAAACTGATTTATTAAGATCAACCTCAATGTCATTCACATCTAAGAAACGGTTATCTTGATAAGCGAACCAGTGCTTTAACGGAAAACCAATATCGGCGCACACTTCGCCCACTAAGCGATAAAGGTCACGAGAAAGTGCGGTGAAATCATCAAGAGATATTTCCCCACGTTCTTTCCGCTCCGCTTGTTCGGTGACAAAATCAGACTGTAATTTCGTAAACAACATGGCTAATTTGTCTGCCATTTCTTTTAGCTGATGTTCACCTAATAAATAAAACGGAAAGTTAGCCGCCTTTTTGCCTTTAGAAAGTGCTACCACTTGTGAATGCGTATCACGGTCAATCAACCAATCAAGGCTAACGTGATAATGTTGAAAAACGGCTTTCAAGCGATTAGTGAGAATTTCACGCAAATAGGTATTGGCATACGCCGCCTGTTTATTACCGAATTTAAACCCGATAGAGCCATCATCTTTTACGCTCTCGAACGCACGCAGCCACACATGGCGAAAATGCTCACGTTGGCGTTTGCGAGGGAGCGCAGAAAGCAGTTTTTCAACATAATCAAACTGGTGCGGCGCAACAGAAAATAACTCCATTTGCGCCGATGTCGCTTGAGCAGTATCGAAAGTGCGGTCAAAATTCACCGCACTTTGCATCATCACTGCACGTGCATCTGCCATCGCTTGCTCACGTTTAGCAAGATTGGCATTGCACTCAAGTTCCCAGTTCATCATCAAGAATCCTTACATTGCTGTATTGGCTAAATATTCACTGTGATATTCAAAATATTCTTTGATTTTGTTGTTGGTCGAACTCACTGCACTGAGTAATTCTTCCAAGCTCAACATTTCATATTGGGCTAAGTCATAACGGCGCACTTCTTCGATTGCGCCCCAAATTGTGTTGTGTAAATTGCCCACGGTTCTTGTTTTTTGTTTGCCATACCAACTATCTTGATCACCCATCACTTCAACCACTTGAAAGCGTGTGCCGATGGGTAAAATTTCTAGCGTTGCGCCACAATCTAGAGCGATACAAACATTGTTTTCCATTATTCTTTTTCTCCTTTACCAACGGCTATCTAGCACGTCCGTAATAAACTCAATTAATCCCACTACCGTTACAACCATGCCAAGCATGGCAAATCCCCCCACTAAAAAAAATCATAAAAAGCTCACTCATCACGTTTCCCCATAAATTGCGTAAAGTCATATTGGCGGGTCTTGTCTAGTTTGATTTGCCCTTCTTCAATCGCTTTTTTGAAACAATATTCAGCGCGTGCAAAGCTCCAGTTTGTTTGTGTTTCGGTTGGTGCAGCTATCCACGCTGAACGCCATTGTTTAGCGGCTAAGCCATAATTGCCTTGTTGCTCACTTTCTTTTGCGTGTTGCGCATGGTCTAAATAAGTTTTAATCGCTAATTTTTTCATTTTGCATTTCTCACTAAGTAAATTACCGCGTCGGTGGCATCAATCATTTTGGGAAAAATCAAATCGGCGTCGGCATCACGCCCTTGTGCTTTCAACTGCAGCCACAGCGCGCGAAAATAACGATATTTGCGGTGCCATTTCTGTGCGGATTTATTGGCAAGGTTGGTCATCTTTTTCTCCCCATTTGTCGATTTGGAAAAATTCACTGGCAGTAATGCCTTGCGGAAAAGAGTTAGAAAGTTCCCGCACTTCATATAAGGCATTGGCAATCTTACGTTTTCCATCATCGTTAAATTGAGCCAGCTTATTGCCTCGGCTGTAACGGTTGATCAGATACAGGCTGCGTACTACGTCCGCATTTTTGTTTTCTGGTGTAATGTCAATGCCAGCCCACTGCAGCAATTTGGTGCGTAAATAAGGCGAAACCTCATTGAATGCACGCTCTACGCGATAACGGCTTTTGCCGGTGAAATGCAGCACATCGGCATAACTGCGCACCTTCGGCGCCGCCATCTTATGTGCCTGGCACCATTTTTCAGCGGCAGATTCCGTTTCATCGTCAAAGCAATAAGGCATTAAGGCCATCACTCACCCCCCATTCATTTATTTACGGAACCACCGAGCAAAGCGTTGGAAAATACTTTGTTCACGTGCCCACTGTTCTTCTTCAAGTAACGCAATGCGATCACTCAGTGACTCATTCAGCAATACTTGCTGTGCATTCACGTTTGCTTGGTGAGAAATCGCTCGTTGCAACAGTTGAATGTTGCGAGCCTGTTCTTGCACGGTTTTGTTTAACTGCCACACATTCACGCGGCTACGCGGCGTGTTTTTTTCTTTGCTGTACACATATTTTTTGCTTGTCATTTGCTCAAACTCCTAAATTTTGGTTGCAAAAATCCTGTCGAATGAATTTCTTCAAACGACGGTGGTTAAAAATTGTTTGGATTAAAAATAGATAGGGTTATTTGTTTCCAGGCCAGTCATTCCAATCTGCAAAAATATCAATTTGCCTTTCGTCAGCATTTTTCTTTTTGCTTTCATTAGGAAAGTCCGACCAAGTGAGCGATTCTAAATTCAGAGATTTATGTAAATCATAAACTTCATCAAAATTAATGGTTATCTTGCCCAGCATATTCAAACAGTTTGGGCAATACACAATCGCTTTCTTTAATGTCGGCGTAATTTGAGTTGATGTTCTCGTACTGGTACTTTTTTTACACTTTGGACATAACACTTCCACAGCCATATCACACACCTTCTTCTGTCCTATACTCTCCACATTCCCCAATATGGATTGCACGGTTATTAAAATTAAAAGATAATCAACACCATGAACCACGACACCATTGAAAATAACGCCACGAGGTATGCCATGCTGACTCGATTTTTACGATTTCTCATATTTATCCTTAACTGGTCTATTGTTGCTGGAATCGTTTGGATTAATGTCATCTTACTGAGTGACTCACCATTTGTTACCGTATTTAATTACACGTTTAATCAACACCAACTCCGCTTTTTCAATTTCTTACTTTTTGTTTTCTTTACTTACAAAGAACGCCACTGCATAAAACAAGAAATCATTCGTTTCGTTCGTTGGTTTAAAAGTCTTTAATTCCCTTCAAACACCTGTTTCAGACTTTCGTAAATTGTTGGCCAATCTACATCGGGTCTTAGTTCGGTTGGGTTTACTTCAAATTTTGTGGCTTGGATGATGGGGGGAATATATTTCACATCCATTTTTCCGCCGTTGAGCCATTTACCCACTGCCGCCTGACTTGTTCCGCAAGCTCTAGCTAGGGCAGACTGTCCATTACAAATGGTGACAGCCTGTTCAATACTTTTCATAAAATCATGCCTGAAACTTAAGTTTTAATTATATTAATCGCTACGTTTTAATTTTGCAACTATTTTTTTAATGATATTTTATAACTTAAGTTTTAGAATCAATAATAAGGAGCAAAAAATGTCTAATTTATCTACTCGTTTTAAAACTTTACTTGATGAAAAGCGCCTGTCTATGAACGCCTTTGCAAAACAAGTCGGCGTTTCTCAACCTGCCATTGCAAAAATTGCGAGTGGTGAAACTCTCAATCCTAAAAATATTTTAGAAATTGCGACCGCACTTGGTGTGAACGCACACTGGTTGAAAACTGGAGAGGGGGAGCGCGATGCGGATGTGGTGCGCGTGGTTAATCTGCAGGAACCTATAGGGGAGAATACCATTCGCATTGAAATTTTGGACGTGGAAGCTAGTGCTGGCAATGGAGCTTTCTTAACTCGTAGCGAACAAGGCTTATTAGCACAAGAGTTCGATCTGGATTTCTTCCGTCGCCAATTTGAGCGCACCGATGCTAAAAATTTAAAAATTATTGCGGTGAAAGGCGATAGCATGGCGCCGACATTGGAAAGCGGCGATTTACTTTATGTCGATGTATCAGAAAATTATTTCAGTGCGGATGGGCTTTATGTGTTCACGTTTGATGATCACACATTCATTAAACGCTTGCAAAAACGTGGCCGTGAAATGTGGGCGATTTCTGATAATAAAGAAGAGTATAAAGAGTGGGAGATAAAACAGGATGATCCTGTCTATATTCACGGACGAGTGGTGTTTAGTTTGCCGATGAAGATGAAGAAGTGGTAATGGTGATTGATTGTGAAAATTATGAAGATGAAACTTTTGTTTTTATTGGCGCTATTTTGTAGTGTATCTGCTTATTCTCAAACTGTACCTGATGAAATTGTAGATTTATTTGATGAAGTATCATCAGTTGCAGATCCTGAAGAAGATGTAAATTACCTTAATCATGTTATTTCTGTAAGGATAAATAAACCTATTATTCAACGTGATTATGCAAAATATGTTGTAAGGATAATCTGCGATGATAGCTATTTTGAACCTAGTTACTGGCAAGATATTGATTTCAAAATCATCGAAGTAAGAAATCGCGATAATAATTCTGGATACAGAATAAACATAGATAAAACAGTTTGTGCAGCACCAATAAAACATGATTGGTCTGACAATGAACTTGAGGAACGTATTTTTAAATATGGATTAGAGAAATTCTAAGGAGCATTCAATGAAAAAACTTCTATTAATTCTAACCGCACTTTCCCTTGCTGTATCACCTGCAGTGTTTGCTAAGGCGCACAAAAAATCAAATTCTGAATCAGAACAGCAATTTAGTTGTAATGATGGAAAGCGAGTATGTGGAGATATGGAAAGTTGCGATGATGCAATGTTTCATCTTAAACAATGTGGTATGAAAAAGCTTGATCGCGACCACGATGGCGTGCCTTGTGAGAGTATTTGTGGGTAATCCGTTGAACAATTAATAACACAAAAAAACATATATCATTCTACTGTTGAGGTAATAAAATGTCTGAAAATAAAAAATCCAATAACCAACAAGGCAATAATAAAGGCAGTTATAGCCCTGAACATTATCGCCCAATAAACGAAAGTCACAATGAGAGAGGCAACTATGTGCGAGAAAACAGCCCTGCACCAACCAGATTCGACAGAACAGGAGACACTACGACAAACAGAAAATGAAGATAAATTAGAAGACGATTTATTTAAACTCCAGTTTAATTTAGGGCGTTCTATCCGCTATCATTCTAGACGGAGAAAATTCTTTGACTTTTGGGATAAATTCACTACATTTTGTTCGTTGGTTTTCAGTTCTACGGCCACTTACGGAGTACTTTCTACCAATGGGAAAATAACTCTTATTTCTGGTGCGTTTGTAACTATATTTTCCTCTCTTTCTTTAGTTATAGGCTTTTCTAACAAAGCAAGAGATCATTTTGATTTTGTTAAGCAATACAGCTTATTAGAAAGAATGTCAATTAAGGAAGTTCTATCTGAAAAACTGTTAAAACAAATAACCGATGAAAAATTGTCTATTGAATCTACTGAACCACCAGTTCTTCGAGTTTTAAATGAAATGTGTTGGAATGAAGAAGCAAAAGCACAAGGAATAAAGCCTGAAAAATGGAGAGAAATTAAATGGTATCAAAGATTATTTAGCTCATTTTTTGATATTGTTCCAGAAAGTATTAAATAACATAAAAGCGGTCAATCGACCGCTTTATTTTTTCTCCTTCTTCACTTCCACTTCTTCATCTTCCACTTTCAATTCACATTCAATTTGACTGGTAAATCCACCGTCTGAAAGATTGTGTGTCACTTTGGTGATTAGCCAGTTGGTTGCGTCAATTTCTGCTTTAAAGCCTGAAAGCTCAATGGGCGTTTCGGGGATTAAATCAGGTTCGCCAAAGGCAAGGTTTAGATTAAATGTTGCTACGCCTCGTTTGAGTTTGTCAAAGGCGGATTTGGCGGCAGTGATAGCTCTCGCTTCCGAAGGATAAGTAACACGAAGGTTTTTAATTTTATCATTGTCACTTTCCACAGGAGCTTTTTGTTCAATAGTGTTATATTTTCTTTTCGTTAATCGTCTGCCCTTTACTGTACCATCTGCTAGCGTTCTACCTTTCGTCATGCGCTGTTTTTTCACAATCCTAGTATTTTTATCTACGATAATTTCGCCACGTTTGCCTGTGTCCGTATCATGCCAATACGCCCGCACAGCTTTGTAGTTTTCACTTTCTGCGATAGAGAAATTGTAGTTGTCGCCACTTTTGCGAGTGATTTTACGCAGTGGGATCGGCTTGCCTGTGGCTGTTTTGCCTTGTCCTAGTGGCATAAATAATAGCGTGCCATTTTTAACCGTGCACATTGCCCCCTGTTCTTCTGCCAGTCGGCTTAATAGATTAACGTCGCTTTCGTTGGTTTGGTCAATGTGTGCGATAAACGTATTTGCCAGTTTTTTCTCGCACTGGCTTTTGAGTTGGTTTTCTTTGGCGATGGTGTCAATAATTTCGCCCAACGTTTTTTTATCAAATGATCGCTCTTTTTGTTCGGAAAATGAGCCTTTTAAATCAGCCGCTCTTGCTCTGATAGTTAATCGGTCTGCCGACCCTGCGCCGCCTGAAAATTGCACTTCATCCACTGAATATTGCCCTTTGTCAATCAGTGGTTTGCCTTTCCAACCTAGCGCAACTTGGATTGTGGCATTGCGTGGCGGTAAGGCGAGTTTACCGTCATGGTCGGATAATTCTAAGTCGAGTGTATCCGCCTCTAAGCCACGATTATCCGTTAAAGACAAACTAATTAAACGGCTCGAAATTACTTGTGTGATGTCTTGCTGTTTGTTGTCTTTCGTGGTGATCTGCACTTTAAAAGCGGGCGTGCGGTGATTGTCGTTAAGATTGAAATCAAACATTAAAGGCTACTCATTAAACTCTCTGCAATGGCGATTAACATGGGGTCATCGGTGCGTTTTAGGCTCATGCTGAAATCAATCGCACGAGGTGCACCATCGCCAAAAAACTCTGTTCGGGTTTCTTGTACGCTTTCGATTACAAAAAAACCGATAATTTCAAAGGTTGCACCGTCAATTAGTGGGAACGCACCGCCACTGTCTGCCATTAATTCCAGGGCTTTAATGGAAAATCTGCCGCCAGTAATTTCGGGGATTAATCTGCCACTAATCGTCACAGTTTCGCTTTCTTTGCCCGTGAATTGTGTTTTTGGCATTGCCCCGACAATGGCATTGGTTGGATGTCGCCAATTTGATGTGCGGTCTAAACTTTGAAAAGGTACGGTTTGCCGAGTAAAAACAAACATACCCAATGTGGCAAGTGCGAAGTTTTGGAACATTTATTCTTCCTTTTTTGCATTGCCTTCCGTGCAACTGATAATAAAAATAAAGTTTGAAAACAATATAAAAGTACCAATAATCCAATGATCAAAATAAACAAAAATCGTGCTTAATAAAATTAGCGTATACATCTCAAATGTAGTTTTTGCTTTTGTATATCTGATCTTCTTCTTTTGATAGTTTACCGCCGTACCAATCCAAGCCAGAATGGATAAAATGGTAATAATCCAAATTAAGGTGATTTGAGCGCTTGAACTGCCGATAATAAATACGGCAAGAACAACAGAAAAAAGAATAAATTCGCGAATAAAATCTAAAAAATGTAATGATTTAAGCATAATAAAATCCTGTGAAAAGTGCGGTCAAAAAATCCCATGATTTCTGCCGCACTTGGTGAATTAGCAAAATAAAAACGCGATGCCGAAAACGACAAGCAGCCAAAAGACAATCGAGAGGGTGATTATCCCTCGCCATACAAGGTATCTTGGCAAATTTGACAGGTAATCAATCAGTTTCTGTTTCATTTCGTTCCCTTGCTTTTTCTCGCCATTGCATTAATTCGGAAAATGTCATTTGCTCGAAGGCTTGTGGTTGCCAGTGGAAGATGATGGCAATGTCTGCCATGGCATCTTCCACCGTTGCGGCAATCATTACTCGGTCGCTTCGGTTTCCACTTCCGAGTTCTTCCCTAAAAAACCGACAGCCGCCGCAGCAAGCTCGGTAAAATCCGCCACTTCCATAGTGACAAAGTCTGATTTATGCAAAACAGGAGTGGTGACACGTGCAAGTAAGACTTGTAATGCGTCCACATCCATTTGCAACACATCAAACATTTTTAAACCTTTTAATGCGGGCACAGTCGGTTTATTGACGGTGATTTCCGTGATTTGGTTTTCGCCACGAGTAATAGAGTTGGTTAACGTGATGATTTTGGTGTTTTCTGTTTTCATTTTATGTTTCCTTTAAAATCCCTCTTTTTTGTAAAGAGAGCAGGGGGATTTAATAAAAGCCCCTTTCGGGGCAAGGTGTGTGTAAATTAAATGCCGATTGCAGAACGATGTTCAGCTAAACGATCAGTACCGCCAACAATGAAAACGGAATTGATTAGGTCAATTTCCACGAGGTCTTTGCCGTTTTCGATGATTTTGTAGTAGGTTAATGGCACGGTGTAGCTTTGTTCGGTGTCATCGCCTGATTTACTGGTGCCATTGTCAATTTCGCTGAAACGACCGCGCATAACCAGTTCGATTGCCGTGACTTCTTCGGTGTCGTCTTGTTGATATGCTCCCGCAAAACGTAATGCTGTGCCGTCAATTTTTCCGCCAAATTCTTTGATAAGTTCAGTTATATAACCGCCCATCTTGAATTGTGCTTCCAAGCCTTCTACCCCTAAATTCACTTTTACTGGCCCAAACATGCCGCCTGCGCGGTATTCTTCCAGTTTCATGGCTAATTTAGGTTGGGTGATTTCAGTGACTTGGCCACGGTAAGAATTACCGTCAGCCATAAAATTCATTAATTTGAGTTTACGAGGTAATGCCATTTTTTACGCTCCTACTTTTGCAATGTTTGCGGCAAATTCCACAAGGTATTCATCGCTAATGTATTGGTTGAAACCAAGTTGTTCTAACGGTGGAACAGGGCAGTAATCATAAGACACAAGTAATTTTGCATCTTTCAAGGTTGCGGCAGTGTTTAAGTTGGCATTGATAAATGCTTTCCCACCGATTAAATAACCTTGCGCCACATATTCACGCCATTTTGCGTTGATCGCTTCTACGATTTCTTTTACAAGATTCACGGAAATATCTTTATCCATCGCCCAGTCAAAGGATTGCGCAATGGTGTCTTTCAACACTTGTGCCGTGCGAGTGTAGTTTTCGTAGATAAATAATTTATCAGCCGAACGAGTGCGTAATCCCCAGAACTTAAAGCCATTGTGGTTTACACAACAAGTAATGCCTTGTTCGTTGAGATAGTTCACGTCGGTTGCACTGTCGTTAATATCAAAAGAAAGTGGCTTGGTGACACCTGTCACGCCAGTTAAACCTTTGTTTGAGATTGAGGTATGCCAGCCGTATTCTTTATCTTGATATGCACGCATTGCGGCAGCTCGAACAACGGCATAATCCACTTCGGTTTGTTTGGTGTTTGGGTTAAACGATAAGAAATCACCGAAAATCAGCATTAATTCACGTTGTGAGAAATTGCGACCGTATGTCACTGCTTCTTCTTTGGTTTTTGCTGTGCCGCAAGAGGCATACACAAAGCCATTGAGTTTTTTCGCTACGCTTAACAATTCAGTGGTCACATCTTGGCTGTCATATTTCGGGATACAGAAAATACGTGGTTTGACACCACAAACTGCAGCAGATACCAAGAACGCTTTTAAGCCAGTGTAATTGCCTTCATTATCGACTGAGCCGATTACATTGGCTTTCATAGTGCTTTCATCTTCGTTTTCTTCCACACGAATGACGACAACTTTACAGTTCACAATGTCCGCAATGCCGTCTAATGCACGAGATAACGTGCCTTTTTTACCTGCTTTGGCTTGCATTTCGGCGGTGATGCCAGTTAAAAGAGTGGGTTTGTTAAGCGGGAAAACCGATGCATCTGCATCTGGTGCGGTTGCCACTAAACCGATAACTGCAGTGGATGATGTGGTGAGTGTTCGCAAGGCTTCGGAAATTTCCGTTACCTTGACCCCATGGAGATATTCATCAGACATAATTTTAGCCCTATGGTTTCTATTGGTTAAATAATGTCTTTATTGTGATTGAGAGGATGGCGTAGTGCGAGCGGTTGGCGTTGTGGTATTTAAACTAACAAAGGGCGGTTGGGTAGAGTTGGTGTAGCCGTCCGCAAATGTTGAGAAACATAACCGTTAAAAGTGAGAAATCTGAAATTTTGACCGATTCCCATTTTAAGCGGTTAAAATTCGCTAAATTTGAGAAACAAAAACGCCCTTTAAATCATCATTAAAGGGCGTTTAAATTAGATATAAGAAACAGCGGAATTACCCTCCGTTTGTCTTAAACCCTATCAGGCCACGGATCTGATGTTGTCCACATCATCGATTGTGGTCTTAAATTTTTGGTTCAATACTATTAAGTTTTAGGCGTTTCCCTACGTAAAGTGATTGTTTTAGAAAAACCGTTGTGTTGGACAGTAAGTTCAATATCATTAACATCTTCAGGTATAGAGTAGCCATCAATTGGTTTTTCGCCATTTTGGCTGAAAAATCGATTATAAATTTCTCTACTATATGAGCCATCAATTATAGTGCCATAACCTGCACTGTAATGTTGAAGAAGTTGTAGATAATCTGTGTTTTGGTTTAAATAGCGTGAAACCGCTTTGCCGTTTTCCAACACCCCATGTAGTTTTAACTCGCTAAGTGCGTTGTTTTCAAATTTATATGTAAGGTCTGTTACAGAAACAAATCTATTTAAATCAACCTCTCTAATATGATTGTATAAAACAGAAGTGACTTTTACTGGCGATTTTAATGTTATATTCACTGTCTCTGCAGAACTATTACTATTGACATAGTTCTGCAATTTCAACAGCCCTTCTTCATTGACTTTTTTTGCGTCATCAGAGTCCAAAACCCAGCCTGCATATTGCTTACCTACTTGAACAACCAATTCGTTATTGTATGTGTCTACCACATAATCCCCACTCGCTAATTTAGCTTCATCTTCGGGATAATTGATTGCAGAAGGCACAACAGTTTGTAATGCCAACACTGAAATCTGACCGCTTGTTGTAGGTTTATCAGGGTTACCTTTATCAGGACTACCTTTATCAAGCACGACGGTTATGGTTTTAATATCTCGCCCAATTTGTTCGAGGACTTCAGGCAATTGTTCTAAGAGTTTGTTCATTAGCTATTTCTCCCACGTTGATAAGCTGACTTTAAGTCCATTGCATTTAAGGCATTAAGTTTCTCAATCACATCATCTAAACTTTGTTTAAATTCCGTCATTTTAGTGGTTAATGCCTCAGGTATAGTGCTTCCGCTTGCTTTGAGTTTTCGTAATTCCTCTGCAAGCTCACGGAATGTATCTAAATCGGCTGATACTTCACCTCCTAATAGGTCATTTTTAAGTTGGGTTATTTTTGCCTCAATTTGAGCCAAAATCGCTTTATCTTGCTCGCCTAAGTAAGTTGCAAATTCGGTTAATAATTGTTGGATTGTTTGTGTTGTCATAGTCGTCCTATTTTGTAAGCTATAATTAAATCTGAAAATTCAGGTAAAACAGGTGTACCACCGCCACCAGAAATACCTTTTGATAACGTCACCTTGATAGGTTGTTTTGATTGCAACGATACCGCCACTGCTTGTTTTAACTGCAATTTCACGTCGATTGCCCGTTTACAGTCTTCCATCGCGTCATTCCTCTACGCGTTCTGCAGGATAATAGCTATAACGCGTAATCTTTCCGCCACATAGCGTGTCTCGCCAGTTGCTCGTATTCGTGATTTTTAACGCCCAACTTGCGGTCTTCCACTTTGTGTTAGCTAAACGGTCGCGCGTGCAAGTGATTTTGATGTTGTTATCAGATAACGCAATACCATTGCCTTTTGTCAAATGGATAACTGGATCTTTGCCATCAGGCACGATAAACAAGTCAAATTCGCT